CGGGCGAACGGGAAGCCAGCGCCGCCTACGTTCTGGAATACCTCGATAGTGTCACGACCACACACATGCGGCTCATTGCGCACTTTCACAATGGCAACGTTAGGGTCACCCTCTACCTCTGCCGAGCCAAACGACAGCGGGTTAAACGTGGTCGGGTCGGACAGATTGGAGTTGAAAACGAACTGTTCATCGATAAACAGGAAATACCCGTCGACGTATATCACGTCAATGGCGCGGGCGAAGTTGGGGTCAGTGACCTCTACCAATCCAGCGCCAGCCGTCCAGTAGAACGCGCGGCCGTCAGTCACGATGCAGATACGGTCAATGCTTTTAGCTAGCGACACCGGCCCCGTGCCCGGCACAGCGCCCAGCAGATCCACCACGCCGTTAGAATAGACGCGGATAAACTGACCGCCGCTCACTTGGTACATCAAGCCGTTGAACTCAATCGCCCCACGCGCAACGCCTTCGCCCATCGCAAACGGCACAACTCCAGGCGTCTGACGCAGATACGAATTAGACAGGCCGTTATCCATTACCACCGGGTAATAGTTCACCGGGTAGCTTTGGCGGTAATCAGCCTGGCCATTGCTGTAGATGCCTGAAACAATGCTTACTTGTGGCATGGTTTACTTACCGCCGCCTTTAGGTGCCTTGCGCTTTACCTTACCGCACTTCATGTCTGCTTTTTTCATTGCTTTACCTCGCTTCCCGCTGGTTAGGCGGGCTGTGCGTTATAGGCCTACGAACACAAACTGAGTAAGCGCAATGTATGGTTGCAAGTGCTGCGTCTGCGTTATGTTGCCGTTGATGCTCTCAGTTGTGTACGAGTGCTTGTGCTGCACATTGCTCAGCATGGTGCCAGTGTCCCCGTCGATAGGGTGCTGGTGCTGGGCATTGCTGTTGGCTGAATTGGTGGTTCCGCTAATCGTGTGCCCGTGCGCACCGCCTGAATTTACCTGTAGCTCTGATGGTGAGGTGGACGTAGTGAAACCGCGGTCGCTAGTTTGCAGCGCGCCCCTATTAAAACCGTCGAAGGTATCAGAGTGCATCTTGACAGTGGTGCTGTGCTCGTGCCCGGTATGATCCGAGACGGCTAAAGACCCGACGCCGTGAGTGTGGTCTGTGTTGACAAGTCCGGCATTTAGGGTAGAACCGCTATGCGTGTGGTCGGTGTTAGTGTCGAGCGTCTCACCAGTTAATGTGAAGTTCGGCAGAGAGTTACGGGCAATCGTGTACGAACCGCCAATATCAGCATTAGGCCACGACCCACCACTGGCCATAGTCACGCGGCCTTGGCTGTCAGGTACGGATGCCCAGTTGATGCCTGCCGCCGTCAGGTTAGCCTGTTGCGATGCAGTGAGAGTGCTTGTTGCACGCCCGTTCATCGTGATCCAGCCTTCGTGGTCAGTAGTACGGAAGCTGTGCTTAACGTCACCAATCGAGGGGCCGACGATAGGGGCATCTTCAAATGCGGCCGAATCAATCCTACGCCACGGCACGTTGTAATCCAGCGCCCCGCTGTGCGTCATCAGGTTCGTACCGTCTTCCTTAATCAGGCGAAGTTGCAGGTTATCGCCTGCTCTCGCTCGGAACGGGTACTTGTACTTGATGCGGATGGTCTGGCCTTCGGTGCCACTGATTTGCACGTCAGTCGCGTAAATCTCAACCCCGGTAACGTTGGAGATGATGCTGTTCTTGACAGTACCGGTGTACACCTCGCCAAGCCGGATGTACACGTCGTACACCTCAGCGTTAGATGTGATGGTTACAGGGAAGTCGTACGGAACGGCACCGCTGTAGCTGTCAGCACCAACAGGGTAGTTCGCGGTCTTTTCGCTAGTATACCGAGTGTACGAAGGCGGGATTCGCTCATCACCATCGCAGGTTACAGCCTGCCACGGCGGATAGAAAAACAGCTTATCGTCATCCGTGGCGCGGCTAAATTCGTTTTTAAAGCCGATGTTCTGACCGGCAGAACTCAGGCTGTGCGCCACACCACCAGACTCATTACCACCAAGGTGCAGCGATCCTACCCCAGTGCCAATATTGTCGCGAAACCAGCTACCATTAGGAGACTGCACGGCAACCTTTACGTCACCCTTCCATAGCTCAAGCTGGCCTAATTCGTTTGCTTTGTATTCGTAATCGCCCGGCATCTTACCGGGAGTGAAGTCACCGCCAGGACTCGGATACATTCCTTAGTACCTCGCAATAGAAGCGTAGAACGACACAGCGCCAGTCACGCCAGTTAGGGTAATGCGCGCCTTGCGGGCTGGGCCTGCACTTGCCGGCATGTCGCGGGTAGTCAGATAGGCGTCAGCAGCGTTAAACGCGCCGCCTGGCACGTCCTGAAAGTTGATGCCATCGGGCGACATGGTGAATGCAACAGTGCCGGCACCGGGCGTAACTTGATTGCCTGCCGCATCAAAGAATTGAATAGATCCAAGGTATGCGCGCTCAAATGCAGTATCCATGATCTGCGATTCATAGCTTCCGTTCGTGGCGTCCCCGACGATAAAGAACTCTGCCGGAACTCTGTTTGTAGACATGCGTACCCCCTATGGAGTTACTGTTCCAGTAATTACCTGGCCATTGCCAAGCGTTAGCGTAATTACGTTTGTGGTCGCGTTTAGGTTGATCGACGCACCAGTGATGATCGAATTGAAGTAAGTTGCCATATCAGACGCGGCGATTTGCTTGGTGCGCCCGTTGTTGCTGACGACTGCGAACTGATCACCGCCGTTAAGCACATCAGTAGATGGCAGGTTTTGAATAGTGGTCATGGCTGTAGTGGCCCCTCGCCATTGGTATCAATCGGCCCCGCGTTGTCGGCGTCAAGGGTGTCAGTCTTACGATAGAAGCGGTTCCAGCGGTTCCAGCGTAGGGTATTACCACTGCCGCGCGGCATGCGGTTAGGGTACTGCACTTGCGGCTGATACTGAACAGCCGACAGCAGCGAAGTCATCCCGCTATTAGCGCTTGCCGCAATGGATTGCGTTACCTGCTTGCCGTAGGTGTCGGCCAGGTCGATTGCCAGCTGGTACGTCACTGCGCGGAAGGCAATGTCGGGAAGCCCGCAGGGGTCGGAAATGTTTGCCGTTTCCGGGTCTGCTGCGAAGTTATAGCCAATCTTGATGCCGCGAGCATCCCAGTCGGCCATTAGGTATTCGAGAGTAGTGACGCCGGACTTCAATTCCTCCGGGTCAATCTCATAGTCAAACCCAGTAACTGCGAGCTTGTTAAGCGCGCTGGCTACAATGTCACTCTTTGTCGTCGCCATCGTTCAGTCCCAGCACTTCGCGCAGCTTGGGTTCCCCCATACGCTGCCAGCCCTTGATGCCGCGCTCTTTCGCAGCCTCGCGCAGAGTTTGCAGCACTTCGTCATTCGTCTCGCCGTCTTCGTCAAGATCGTAAAGCGACCTTGCCCAGCCGTCAGCGAATAGCTCAGATTCTTTGGACTCATCAGCCGACATAGTGTCGCACATGATGCCCCAGATGTTGTGTTTGGTGCCTTTGCGGTAGTAGCAGCGCAAGCCCATAAATGCCTCGCTTGAGAAAGAAAGGGGGCCGAAGCCCCCATTCTGGTTAGGCCAGGACGGCCACGCCGTTACGGCTTGGGTCGATGTTCACAACATCGTTCCAAGTGAACAGACGGCAGCGGAGGGTCAAGTCTTCGATTTTGCCCTGGTAGGCGATATAAAGCTTGGTGCCGCTGGACAGGCGAGAACTCATGACTTCCATGCCGTCAAGCTGACCCAGCAGCTCAAACGGAATATCACCATCTACGATCTCTACCGAGTCGTTAGCCCAGAAGATGTTGGTGCGCGCGCTTACATCGCTGTTCAGCTTGGTGACGGCAGCGCCGGCAGCAATCTGAGTGTTGATGTTTGCGTACGCCTTCTGAGCGGCAGACAGTGCAGCGTCATTTACTGCGATTGGGCGCGGGTACACCTTGATGGTGCCAGCGCCTTTCTCTACGACGGTGAAAGTCATCAGCTGACCGGTGTTGGTCTTGTCCTGCAAGCCTACAGCGTTGACGTTTGCAAAGCTGATACGGTCGCCAACAACTAGGGTGGTGATAGCGCCAGTCAGGGCAATGTCGTCGGAGATTCGGTAGTCAACCGGCAGAGTGATGCCAGCCGAAACGAAGCTTGCTACCGGAGCCTGCGAAACGGTTGCGGTGGAAGTTACGCCAGCCAGCGCGCCACCTGCCAGAGCCGGCAGATACGAGGACTCGTAAATGTCGAAGCCAGCGGTGTTTTTGAACATCATGCCCTTGATATACGCTTCCTTCGCAATATCAGTCAGGGTTTGACGGCCAGCCAGGTCAGCGGAAATGCGCTGCGAGTCACGGTCGTTCACGAAGAACGATTGACCAGCACCAACGTAGGCTTGACGCTCACGAAGGATAGTGTCACCGGTCTTAATGAAGTCGTAACCAGCAGTGGTGCCACGGTAGAACAGCGAGCCGGTGGCGGCGATTTTCTGAGCAATGCGGCTGTTCTGGTCTGCGGACAGACGTTGAGCAGCAGCAGCGGCACGACGATCCATAAAGCGGCGGTCGCGGAAGTCATCAGCGCGCAGCTTGAACAGGTCGTTTCGTGGAGTGCCAAGAGTGGACGGGTACGACAGCTCGATTACGTTGCCGAAATCAGCATCAGTGAACTCCCAGCCGTCAATCACCGGGGCTTGTTGTTCGATCTGACGCCACTCGACGTTGTTCGAGTTCTGAGCGTTCGCGCCGGTCATGTCGAAATGACTTACCAGCTTTGACATTTGGTCTTGGGCTTCGAGCTGGTCAGTGACCATATCGAACATTACGCGGACTTCTTTTGAGGTACTGAGTGACATGATTAAGGCTCCTAAATATAACCGTGTTGTCGGAGCAGTTCAGTTTGTCCGGCGGCGATAAGTTTCTTTTTGTACTCGCGGAACTGGTCACGTTTGGCCATGCCGTCCAATTGCTTGAGACGCGCTACAACCTTGCTTCCAGACTGCGGAGCACCGCCGCCTGACACTGGCCGATCTGCTGCCGGTGCTTGGCTGATTCGTTGTTTAGGCGGCTCAGCAGACAGCTTTGCAGCAAGTCGCCCGATGTGTGACATGGCCTTGAGGCCGGTCGGGTCAAGCTGGATAAGCCGTTCTACCTTCTCGCGCTCTTCTTGGTTCAGGCCAAGGTGATAAACCACCTTTTCACTGCCATCACCGATTGCGTCAATCAGCTGGTCAACTGCTGCATCGCCGAACGTGTCACGGAGCGTCTTTTCGGCAGGAATGAAGTCGTCAGCGCTAACGCCTAAAGACTCGACCCGCTTGTAGTGCTCGTTTACTGACTGCTCAAGCTGTTGCTGCATCAATTGGGCGCGCTGCTGTTGCAGGCGGTTTTGCTCAATCTCTGCGAGCCGTTGCTCAAGCGTCTGATTCTGAAACTGGACAAGTGCAGCCTGGTACTTGCCTTCGTCGTAGTCGCACGACTCAAGCGTAGGCACCGCAGCCGGTTTGGCCTGTTGCTGGCTGTTGCCCATAAGGGACAATTGCCGAATCAGATCTTCGTTCTGCTTCTGTAGCCGTTCCTTTTCCTCGCGCTCTGTGCGCCGCTGCTCTCGCAACTTCGCAAGCTTTTGGACAGGTACTTCGACCATCTTCTTGCCGCTTGGCTCTGCCTGTTCAGTGCCTGCATCGTCGGATTGTTCAGTCTGTTCGCTTGCTTCTTCCGCGCCTTGTGCGGATTCATCCGGCTCAGTGCTAGGCGGCACTTCCTCGGCTTTCAGCGCTTCGTCTGCTTCTCGTTCCAATGCTTCCAGGGTTACTGCATTTTCGTCAGCCATGCTATCTCCGGCATGTACGGTTAATGGATAGCGCGTTTATAGCCCGCGTAGGCAATTGATAGGGTAGCACTATGCTTTATTGAGTCAAGCTGTTTGATAGATGGCGGCTATTGTTGATGGCAAAGAAAAGCCCGCACACGGCGGGCCATCTTCAATCGTATTTCTCTATTGATACACGGAAGGTGATAGATATTGCTGGCGCTGCTCTTGTATCCGACCTCTAAGTATCTGGGCCATGCGTTCAGCCGTCTCAAGTTCTTTGGAGTCCACGTTGGCCAGAGTTTCGGCTGTCTTGGCTCGGCGCTCTTCTGCCAGTGCCAATGCCCCGATAGTGTCGGCCTGTGCTTTCTCTGCTAGTGCGCTGTCCTTGATAGCCTGAGCCTGCAACGCTTGGGCAACTGCTTGCTGCTGAGCGTCAGGCTGTTGAGCCTGCTGCTGTAGCTGCTGCATGTACTCCATGTCCTCT